TTTTAGAAGAAGGTAAAGCCGTTGCCAAAGATGACAAAGGTGAAACAATTTATAATTCACAAGGTGAACCTTTGACAGTTGAAGAATGGGTTTCCAGATTACAAAAATCAGCTGGACACTTGTTTGAAGAGTCTACAGGCACTGGTGCTAGAGGACAAAGAAAAGTAGTCCAAACACAAAACCAAATGAGTGCAATAGACAAGATACAAGCTGGTTTAAAAACCAAGTAGTATAAATAAAACAAATTACCGTTGTAATTTAACCTAGACGATCTGGGAAAAAAGGTATAGACAATAATGTCTATATTAAACTATTCAACCATAAGGAGATAAAAAATGGCTGATATTACAACTTCAACCCTATTGGGTTTAACACAGGCTGTAAAACACTTCAACAATCCTATTGCTGAAGGTGTTGCAGATACTGTGATCACCGTTGCTCCGTTCTACGAATTAGTGCCTTTTATACCAGTAAGAGGATCTTCATTAATCGTAAACCAAGATGCAACAACAGGTATGATAGGCTTCTCTGCAGAAGGTAATGACCTTACTACAGATACTGCTGTATCAAAACCAATGTCAACAACACAAAGAACTTTCGTAATGAAAGCTCTTTTAGGTCAAGCTAATGTAGACAGATTTTCTGCTTCTACTTCAGCTTCAGCTGGTGTTGATCAAATGGCATTACAAGTAGCGGCAAAATCAAGAAACATCGCAAGAAAAGCCTACGAGCAAGTAGCTAAAGGTTCAACTGCTGGTGATACTGCTGGTTTTGACGGTTTACCTGAATTAAGACAACAATCTGCGAACAGTGGAACTGCTTTTGACTTATCAACTGTGGCTAACACTTTCACTGCCTTTGATGCGGCAATGAATTTGGTTACTGCAAAAGATGGTCAAATTGATTTCATTATGTGTTCATCAAATGTGATTGACAAATACAAAGCGGCTGTGAGAGCAACTGGTTCTGGATTTGACTACTACACATCACCAATTACTAACAGAAACATTCTTGCATACGAAGGTGTTCCTGTGTTAAGAAATGATTACCTAGCTGGTTTTGACGAGCAAGGTGGTGTTTCAAATACACAAGAGGCAATCTATGCTGGTTGTTTTGAAGATGGTGGCAACAATGGATTATCTATGATATATCCTGAAGGCACACCAGCTGGAATTGATGTGAGAGCACTTGGTGAATCTGAAATTTACAATGCAGATATCACTCGTGTAGCGATGTATACAGGTGTAGCATTACACAACGACAAAGGTCTTGCCGTTGCTTATGCGACTGTGTAATACATTTTACATTCAATAATAAACATTAAACAAGGGCCTTTATGGCCCTTGTTTTCCCTATAATCACTAAATACAAGTGAGGATCAAATTATATGGCTTTAACATTAATCACAACACCAGGTGCAACAAATTCAAACTCATATGCCACAGTAGCTGAGGCAAATACCTATCACGACTCAATCAGAGAACAAGCAGACCAAACTTGGTCAGCATTACACGATGGCAAAAAAGAAAGACTTCTTGCTATGGCAACAAGACTGATTGATGAACATTTCATATTTTTAGGTTATAAAAAGGATCACGATCAAGCATTACAATGGCCAAGAACAGGAGTATTGAAAGATGGAAAATATGCAACAGCTTTAATTGACCATCTAGACAGAGACACCATTCCACAATTTGTAAAAGAAGCAACATCAGAATTTGCAAGAATACTACATTCAGAAGACACAACTGCTGATGATGATACTGCTGGATTCAAACAACTAATGGTTCAAGGTATCAGTTTGACAATGGATCAGAGTTCAAGAATTTCAAAAGGTGTTATCAGATCAAGTGTATTTTCAATGTTAAGAAAATATGGAGATTACATTCCATCATTGAATGCAGGCACATCTGGTATAGGTCAAAATAGATTAGTAAGGAGTTAGTCCATATGGGATTAAGATCTGCTATACAATCAGCAACAAATAGTGCCTTCAGTGCCTTAGGTGATATACCTATTTCAGTGACATACACTCAAGTTTCATCAGGTGGATACAATGCCACAACAGGTGCAACAACTGAGACAACAACTGAGACAACATTGACAGCATTAATAACAAAATTTGAACAAGAAAACATAAATGCAGGATTGGCTCAGACAACAGATAGACAGATGCTAGTTCCTGGCAAAGATTTATCATTAACACCAAAGCCACAAGACAGAGTAAATTTTGAATCTTCAGATTATGAAGTTTATAAAGTTGAAAGAGATCCTGTGACAGCATTATATAAATTACATATAAGGGAAAGATAATATGGCTTTGACAATACCACAAGCATTGAAAAGAATTGATAGTATAATGAATCAAGTTCAAGAAGGTTTCACAATTGAAGGACAACAAACAGCAAAATCTAAAACACCAGTTGACACTGGTAAACTACAAGGTGCTTGGAATTCAAAAAATGCAAAATTTGGTCGTGTGTCAGAAATAAGAAATGATACACCATATGCAGGTTTCGTAGAAAACGGATCTGCAACAACAAGACCATCCAAGATGGCGGCACAGACTGTTCAAAGTCTAAGAACTAGAGCAGACTCAATCGTCAGAAAGGCAGTGAAATAGATGACCTTTCAAGCAGAGAGAGCCAGCATTGAACAGCGATTAGTTGACAACCTTTCTGGAACATATATTCAATTTGATAATGTGCTTGGATTGGTTGACAATGCTGGTAATACTGTGAACACACCTGAAGCATTAGATGAATGGGTGAGCCTAACAATTTTAACCAATGATTCTGTCCAAGCTGAATTGGGTTCAAAGTTTTCAAGACAAGAAGGACTCATAAGTGTCCAAGTATTTGTTAAAACAGGAACAGGAACAGAACGAGCAAGAACTTTGGCAGAATCAATCAGAACAATATATCATATAGTAAATTTCAGTGATATTACAACAAGAGCTTGTAGTATGACTGTGCTGGGTGAATCAGCGGGTAGTCAGGACTTAGATAACTTCTATCAGATCAATTTAGACATTCCGTATTTTCGTCATCAAGCATAAATAATAGTAGGAGAACAAAACAATGGGAATACCAAGTGCAAGTTTAACAACAATAGCAATTCGTAAAGAATCAGGTCTAGCAGGTTCAGGAACAGAAACAACAGCAAGTCTTAGAGTGACAGCTGAAAGTATAGTTCCAGCTATTTCAACAATAGCTTCTGAAGAGATTGATTCAACTAGAAATGTATCTGACTTAAACAAAGTATCATCACAAGCAGAAGGTGACATTGAATTTGAATTCTCAGCAGATGGTCCAGTTGATGCATTGATAACATCAGTATTACAAGCAACTGGAACAGGTGCAAACACTATTGACAATGCCACAGACAACACTACATACTTCAATGGCACGACTCAAACAAGTTATGCAATTGAAAAGAAAACATCAGATGGAACAACAAACTTCTTCCAACTATATCAAGGTATGGTTCCAAACACTTTAGAACTAACAGCAGAGTCAGGTTCATTCGTGACAGGCACAGTTGGATTCGTAGGTTCTAAAATTAATGCTATGTCAGGTAGTGCAACACTAACATCAGCATTGACAACAACCACACAACCATTTTCAACGGTGCATCAAGACACAAACATCAAATTTAACACTGGTGCCGCTTCTACAACAAATGGTGATTATGCAGAATTAGGTGGTGTAGTTCCAACTGCTTTCTCATTAAATTTTGATAATGGTCTAAGAGCACAGACACAAATTGGAACAACTGATTTGGCAGGTATTGGTGCAGGTAGATTTACAGCAACAGGTTCGTTGACTGTGTATGCCAACCACACAGACTCACAAACATTATTCAACAACTACATCAACACAACAAGATTTGGTATGTGTGTGCAAATAGGTGATTCAGCAAACACTTACAGATTCTATATGCCAGAAGTTATCATAACATCAGCTCAAGTTCTAGCAGGTGGTAATGATGAAGATGTGTTAATGGAACTTGAATTCCAAGCTGTTAAGACAACAGTTGGATCAGATGATTTCACAGTAGCTCTAGTTAAAAATCAATCATAATAATACCATATAAATACTTGTCTAACAAACAAGGATTAGAAGTATGGATTTTACAAAACAATATGGATCTACGGATCCAAAAACAAATGCACAATGGGTGGAGCACCAAGGTGCAAAATTCTTCATTGCTCCAGCAAACAACATAGCCTTCAAAAACAAAACTCTTGAAATGTTCAAAATGAATGAACTCCAAGGTGGAGGTTTAGACAAACTCACAGCAAAACAAGTGGTAGAAATTGAATCTGAAATCAAAGCCCACACTATCTTATTAGATTGGGAAAATGTTGAAGACAGAGGACAGACCTGTGGCTA